AATGGTTTGAGAAGTTATGGGGTAAGGGTGTCAAACCAGAGACGATGTATGTATCTCAAGAAGCATATGATACACTGGTTGAAAAAATAAACAATCCAGACCCAGAACAAATAGAGTCTTTGAGAAAACTTATGAATCGCAAATCCCCTTGGGAGGTAGAAGAATGAACCGACAAGATTATTACAGAGCAGTGCTACTTGGTGTTATAGTTGGTATGGGATTCCTTTCTCTATTAGTGTTGATAAATCCGGGAGAGGATGTAAAACCAGTAGAACCAGACCAAAAGTTTGAGGTGGTGGATACTTATAAAGGATGTGATGTGGTACGATATACTCCTGATAATTCTGCACGATACACTTATTTCTTGGATTGTAACAAATGAAACATCAACAGAAAAGAAAGAAACACACTAATCATTCTATGAGTAGTGGAAATGGTGTTCCTTGGGCAACATCTAAAATATTTACTAGTGTATATTGTAAGCACTTAGATGTTAGGGGACCTGGATTTACTGAACTTAATAAACCAAAAAGTGAAGTAATTCCAACAATATTTAAAATCATTAAAAGAGATGACTGACACAATTGATTCTGGCACATTAGAGGATTGGTTAGGTGAAGAACCTGCACCAGATAAACTTGAATACTTAGAGCAACAAAACAATCGTCGTATTGAGATTAAAAAACTCTTTGATGAATGGTTTGATGAGATGGAGGGTTATTCCTTTCGTTCAGAACGATTCTGGGATGACTTTGATTATGCCAAAGAAAGTGGTGATACAAGAAATATTAAAAGGTGGTTGCGAACTGCATTCGAAATAGGGTATAATGAGGGGCAACGACTTTATGGTGGATCGGAGTAATATTATTCATAAAACCATAAGAAACCTTTGTAGGTATATTTGTTGGGATTGCGTAGACTCTTTAACAAACCACTTCCATTACTACCATCACCTATCTGTCGTATTGCCTCACTAATGCTTTCATAATGAACTTCAACGTGAGTCACTTTATGTACTCCTTTGACTGATCGTTTATGAGTTTTTGTGTCTAATACTTTCCATCTGTATCCATAGTAGGTATTACCTTTCTTTGCGGCATTTAATACGTTACTGTTTCTTTTTTTATCTCCCGTAATTTCTAATGCAGCAGCTCTGGCATTCTCCCATTCCTTAACTTCACCTGTTTCAATATGTGTACCCTGAACTCTGATACTTAAACATTTACCGGTTGATCTTTCTTCTGGTTTAATTTGTCTCCAGGTTGATTTCTTTTCTTTTATTACAACAACAGGTTCTTCAATAATAATAGGTTCTGGTTTCTTTTTGGGTAGAGGATCATTATATTCTGGTTTATATTGTTCAAACCAATAAGTTACCTTATCTTCCAGTATTTTCTCATCACATTCATCAATCTGTTTAATCATGAACTTGTGTAGTCCATATTGACGGAATGCTCTGTGTATAAGTTGAGTGGACATTCTGTTTGATGCCTGAATGTGATTCTGCCATTCTTTATTCATCGACAGTGTGGTTGCATTCAGGTACTTGTGCCCCGTTTCTTTGTTGATGATGACGTATACTATACCCTGTGCCATATGTGGTGTATTGCAAAGAACGATTATAGTATTGTATGTATGTTATTATAGTATTGCAAAGAACGACTATAGTATTGTGAGGGTACTCTTTTGTTATGATTTGCTTATATTACTGATAGTGTTGTGGAAAAACCTGTGGAAAACTGGTGTATTCTGGGGAAAATGTGTTAGAATACTTATAAAATACTTATAAATGCTGATAAAATACTTATAAATGTGTGTTCTTATGAGTTAAATGCTTATAAATGTGTGTTCTTATTGCAACCTTTACCTGTATAGCATAAGAATCGCAGTTTGTCAAGCCCCACCCCCGCCAAAATACTCTGAGACCCACACAAATTCTCGACGAGACCTTGACAAATCTCATAATCTAGTCTAGAATACTCATAAGCACACAAAATCTAGTCGAGAACGCATATATACATACAACAATCTCGTCGAGAACACACTTGCAGCTCGTCGAGATATGTGCTACAATCATCTAGTACACATACACATCTCGAAGAGCTATGTACGACGACTACGATCTCGACTATACATACACCATCGATGCATCATATGATCTCGACGGGTATACACTAGATCTCGACGAGGATTATGCGCGAGATGCACATGATTACGAATCACTTGCATATCGTCACTATGCATGATATAATCTAGTACACACACAACGAGACTCCTATGATTGCCCAGAAGCGCCTTGTACGGGTTACATTAGACATTATGTGCTATGATGACCTAGATATAGAAACAACCGACTGGAAGGACCTTCTAGACCTCGAAGGTGACGAAGATGTCTATGCTAGCATAAAGGAACTCGAACCGTGGGTGTAATGTGCCACTTCATTAATTGGCACAAACTTATATAAATAAAATCACTTGAGTTCTTATATCATAGAGCAGCACTTGAACTCTCCTGCGGGATACAGAGTCAATCTGACAGAATATAAGAAACTAAGTATCCCTTAAATATCATCTAGGCGGACAGGGTTTAACTATAGGTTTCCCACGGCGCCGAATATAGCGAACAAACGAAGATTACCGAACTGAATATAGTTATCTCGTGTTCTTGAAACGATATCAAGAATAGGAGGATTTTTTAGTATCCGGATATAATGATGTGACAATTCTCGAACTGGCACAAGACCCCTAGACTTCCTGCCTAAACCCTGATATTCTACATTCATACCTGAGGAATTCACCGATGCAAACTTGGTATCTGCAAGTCCAAGATTCAGAGTATAATGTTCTACTACTCAATCAAGAGATTGGCAATTATAAAAAGTATAACAAATGGATAGAGAAGAAGATTGATGAGATTATCTTTCGTCAGTATCCTACAGCGAAACGTTGGGAAGTTAGGACTAATCCTTATACTTCCAGAGTTGTGATGTGACACTCTGAGAACTGGCACAAGGGGGGTTGCGGTTCTCCACAATCCCTGATATATTACATTCATACCTGAGACACCAAATGGTTTTCGTCATTTCCGAACTCAACGGTTGCACTTACAAACTGGATGCAAACAATCAGCGGGTCCTAATGTATGCTCCGCTGCTATCTGATGGTTCATATGAAACTGCAGGGTCTGCATATGATTGGGTAGAATGGGACCGTTTAGACCCTGATGTTCTAGAAGAAGCAGACCGTATTCACAAACTGTTGCTGGCAGAGGTATGATTATGAACTACGATAATTTCTGGAAGAATGTATTAGGGCAGGAAGATTGGGTTAATGTATTAGGGCAGGAAGATTGGGTTAATGAACTAGTCAAATGGGAGAATTCTCATCCAGAGTATACACCCAACACACCAAGGAGAATTGATACTGTGCCACTTGAGGAACTGTCACAAGACCCCTAGACTTCCTGCCTCAATCCTGTTATTCTACATTCATACCAAACAAATCCAAATGAAGATTATCTACACCCGACAGAATGCCGATGGCAGTTATGATCAGTGTGGAATGAATAATCAGCGTTTGACTAGTCACTACAAGACAACTTCAGGGTTTCTTCGTTATGGCATCCCGAGCAACTTCTATGGTAACACTTTGAAGTTGGAAGTGTGGTATGGTGATAACATCTACCGCAACCCTGACAAGACGATGTTTGTGACAGTCTAGGAAGTGTCACAAGGGGGTTGATTAATCCCCCAAAACCTGTTATTCTACATTCGTACTCAAGCAATTCACCAAATGACATTCGACCGTGACCAACTCGTTGAAGATTACGTCCAGCAAATGATTGAGAGTATGGATTACAAAACTATGGAACGTTTTGTTTATGATACTATGGTAGAAAATCTTACCGATTATACTGATGAAGAACTGATTACAGAGGTTACAGAATACAGTCCAGAACTGTTGGAGGATGTGCCAGTGGCATAAGTGGCACAAGACCCCTAGACTTCCTGCCTCAATCCTGTTATTCTACATTCGTACTCAAGCAATTCACCAAATGACTATCACGATGACTGCCAACTACAAAGAAGTTCTGAAACTGGAAACTGTTGAGTTCATTGAGGAGAACTGTGTTGAAGGTGAGTATGATTTAGATGATGCTCTCAAGTTTATTGATGAGCACAATGAGGATGACTTCGTGGCATATTATGATGAGTATGTTCGTGTTGGTGAGAATATTGGTTATGATGTAGTTGATGCCTTTATTGAATATCAAGGTAGTGTTTCGTATGTTGAGCACGTAGAAGATGCTTATCGTGGGTGTTATGCTGATGGTGCTGACTTCGCTGAAGAATTCTATAGTGACCTCGGTGATGTTCCTTCTGGTTTGGTAATTGATTGGGAGGCAACTTGGCAGCAGAATCTATCATATGACTTTGACTTCGTGAATGGTTATGTGTTTAGTTCTTCGTTCTAGAGTATAATACAGAGAGGAATGAGTTTGCCTCTCTATAAGCAAAAGTTACTCCTGTGGTGATATCATATTAATAGGGTTATGGGTGTTGTATGTGAGGAGGGTGTGGTGACCTTCCTCATTTTTTTTATATAATCCTAGTTTTGTCAAGGTCTCCTATGCCAGTTCGTAGAGTGTCACAGACCCCCTTGTGAGACCCCACAAACCCTGTTATATTACATTCGTACCTGAGACACCAACCCGATGTTTGAAGAACTCTGGAGCGAGATTCAAGATGCTCCCGGTGAGATATTTGACCTGCCCGAACTTCGTGAACTTGATGAAGAAAAGTTCAATCTAAATGACTACCTAAACTCTAACATTGATTACTAAAACTATGGAAGTTCTAGAACTCAACCAAAATGAGATTCGTGCGCTGCTGGCACTCATTGAGTTTCATGATGATTATGAGGAAGTGAGTGAAGTTCTTTGCATAGACATTTCCAAACTCTATGACAAAATTAAGTCCATTCGTACCTATTGATTATGCCTGAGATTATGACATTCACTGGTGACGCCGTAACCTATCTGGGTTTGATTGGTGTCATCAGCACCGCAATCATCGTGGTTTCGGTGTTTCGTTCCTACTTCAATTCTCCCCTGCGTAAATGACAACCCTCACCCTCCAAGTTACTGAAGTTTCCTTTGATTTTGATGACTTAGACTTCACCCCCGAAGAACAACAAGCAGTGCTAGATGATGTGCTTGGTAATGTCTTTGAGGTTGAAGTTGATGATGGTTATGATGATGAAGTTGTTGCCGATGCTTTAGTTGAAGAGGTGACAGATTATGCCGGTTGGTGTGTCTGTTCTCTGGATTTCGTTCACGTTCTTAACACTCACTAATCAAACAAAATGACACTCAACAAAGCACAATTTCAACAATTCATTGATAATTATGCCAACCATATTATCGAAGGTTTAGATAATGATTCTATGGAGATTATGCTCTTTGATTTAATCACCTCAGAGTATGCAGACTATACTGAGGAGCAGATTGTGAATGAGATTACAGAGATTTATGGTGAGGAGTTTGCCATAGATTTGTTAGAATCTGCAACTGCTGTGCCAGTCTGACTAGTGGCACAGAGGGGGTTCCGCTGCCCCCTCCGACCCCTTATAATTGATTCATACCACGCAACCCAACCAATGCGGAAGATTGAAAAGATGATGAACGCTGCCATCACCAACGGTCGCAACTTCAGCAGCGGCAATACTACTGTCACTCACGAAGATGGCGTGGCAATTGTTACTCTTCACGGCAACAAGATTGCCGAAGTTGGTGATAATTTCGTCACTCTGTTTGATGGCGGTTGGCAGTCTGCTACCACCAAATCCCGCCTGAATGCTATTCTTCGTGTTCACGGGATTCAGGGTGAATGTGTATTCCAAAAGAACTTTAAATGGTTCATCCACAAGTTCATCGGGCAGGCAGGATCTTCCCCCGTGTTTAATGAGTGTGACTTTGTAAATGGAATGGTTCTGGTATAGTGCGACACTTGGGGAACTGGCACACGGTTCCCCCCAGACCCCCTCCTGACCCCTTACAATAGCAGTATGAAAAACACCCACCTCGAACACCCCGAAGATTCTATCCTGACCGGCGACCTGACCGTGTTGGATTGGTTCGTGAATCCCGGACCCCTGAGTGTAAAGATTGATGGAAGTCCTGCTATTGTTTGGGGCACCAATCCTGCCACGGGAAAGTATTTCGTGGGAACCAAAAGTGTATTCAACAAAGTTAAAATCAAAATCAATCACTCTCATGAAGAAATTGATGCAAACCATCAGGGTGAAGTTGCGCGTATTCTTCACGCTTGTTTTGATTATCTTCCTCGCACAGATACTGTCTACCAATGTGATTTTATTGGGTTTGGTGGTTCTGATGAGTATACTCCCAACACGATCACTTACAAGTTTCCTGAAGTAGTTTCTCAGCAAATCATCGTTGCTCCGCATACCTGCTACTTTGCAGAATCTGATTTGCGTGATGCTGTGGCGATGCCTGATCGTGCCATCTGGAATGACACCGACAGCGTAAAGTTTGTCAAACCTGATGCATACATCGCCCACAATCAGGAGTCCTTCGCTGATGTTGAGGAGGTTGTATCCTTTGCCCGGCAAGTTGCAACCACAGTAGAGTTTGTTTCTGACAAGCAAGCAGCAAAGATTAAGCAACAACTGAATGCCTGTATTCGTGCCGGTGATGCTATCATTGCCCAAGAGTTTGAGGATTTTAATTGTGACCCTAACCTGATTGGACTGTGGGCACTAGTGAAGTCCATCAAGGAAGATTGCCTCTTTATCTGTCGCAATTCGGGTCCTGCTGCTTATCTTGGTTATGACCGAATTGATGCCGAAGGTTATGTAATGTCCAATCAGTTTGGTATGTTCAAACTGGTCAATCGTGAGGTCTTCAGTTATGCTAACTTCAACAACGGGAGGTTTCAGGTCGCATAAGCAACGCTGATGGTTCGGGGGGTTGACCTGCCCCCCGTGCCGTGTCATACTATGTTCATAAGCAACCCACCCAAGCAAATGACCCTGAACGTTCTTCAAGTCGCTGCCCAACTGAAGGTCACCAACTTTTCCGCATTTGCCAAACCTGCTAAAAACAAAGGTTCACGGGGTCAACTGATTGAAACTGCTCTGGGCATTCCTAACAGTTCCAACCTCAAAGATTTGGTGGACGGTGAACTTAAGACTTTCACGGTTGGTGAGTCTATCGCCGTCACACAGTTGAAGCACTGCCTCTCTGAGATTCTGGAGGACGGTGTAACCTTTGCCGACAGTAAGGTTGGAGAAAAACTCTCTCAAACCATCTACGTTGGTTTCACCCGTGCCAACGATTATGTGGGCACCGAGGTTCTGAATCCTGAGACTCACCCTGAGCACTATCAAGAATTGGCAGAGGATTACACCTTCATTTGTGATACCATCCGAACTCTTTTCAACGCTGGAAAGCAACTGAGCACCATCACCGGACCTAACGGACTCCTGCAAATCCGCACCAAAGCATCTAAAACTAATGGTCGTTATGTTCCTCTGATGTTTGCAGGTTGCACCCTCAAAGATAAGGGTATGGCATTCTACCTCTGTGGTAAGTTCGGCAAGGAGGTTATCTGAATCAGGGGGGCAACTTAGCCCCTTTTTTTATACTTTTCTTTTTTTATTTTAGAGCTGCCCCAGTACCGACCGTTTGCGTCATCAGGGCGACCTTGCCCCTCTCTCCCTTGTCCCATTATCATAATGCCCCAGAAGCACCCTGCTGCCGCTGCTGTGCCACTTTCCGAACCGTCCACCACCTGCCCCCAGACCCCCCAGACCCTGTAGAATTATCCCATACCAAGCAACCCAACCGATGCGAATCGAAGTCCGCTACCAGACCCCCTACAACCAGACCGAGTGGCGCTCCCAGTTCTTCGGCACCCTTGACGAGGCGGAGAGGATGGTAGACTTCTACAAGTCCTGCGGGTCCCCCTCCCACATCGCCCCCAGCAGTCTGGCACAGTTCGCCCACCTGGCATAGTGGCACACCGGGTGCCTCTGGCACCCTCTCCACCCCTTATAATTGATTCATACCACGCAACCCAAGCAAATGCAAATCACTAAAGTCTACGCTGTCATCGGTGGTTGGGATTATGAAGGTGAGGACTTCAAATCGCTCCGCTTGTTTGACTGCTTCTCCACCGCAAATGCTTACCTTGTGTATCTTGAGGAGCAGGAGGGTTATGATTACTCCAAGATGGATGTTCGGGAGGTGAGTATGGAATCCGCCCTGATGTGTGCCGCCTGAGGAACTGGCACATCGGGTGCCCATGGCACCCTCTCCACCCCTTATAATTGATTCATACCAACCAACCCAAGCAAATGACCGTCACCACCTACCAGACCTGCCTGACCGACCAAACCTACAACGGTTGGACCAATTATGAAACCTGGAACGTAGCTCTCTGGATTCAGAATGATGCTTACGTTCAGGATGCTATCGAAGAACGTGATATCTGCTGCTATGAAGAACTGCTGGAATTGATGTATGATTGTGGTGCCAAAGAAACCCGCGACGGTGTGAAATGGACTGACCCTAAAATCAACCGCGCAGAAATCAACGGCGACGTTTTCGACTTCTAAATCTCAAGTCCTGGGGAATGACTCTAAACTTCTCCCACACTTTCATTAACATTTTTCATTCTACATTATGTCCCGCGATGTCCTTCTCTCACTCCTTGCTAAAGGTTCGAATGGTGAGCAAATTCTCCAAATTCTTGATTCAATTGTTGATGGGGTTTCTGATAGTGTCGGTCCTGATTCCGCTGCTAATCCTACTCTAAGTGAGATTCAGTTCTGATACCTAACCAATTGCCAGACTGGCACACGCTGCCCCAGACCGGCGCCGATGACCCTGTAGACTAAAGCATACCAAACGAACCGACCCGATGAACCACTATGTCGCTGCCGGACTCCTGCTCGCCGCCGCATTCATCATCCCCATCCTATGGGTTGCCGTAGGACTCCCCCACAACGGCAAAAACTTTGGCGAGTGGTGGTGGTAATCTGCCCCCATTCCGTGCTATGATTTCATCAGTTCCACCGACACCGACCCGAATGACCGCCTTCAACCCCTACGTCGCAACCCTGATTGAAATGGGATACGATGAGCAGGACTGCCGGAACGTCGCTGCCGCTGGTTTGGATGCCACCTATCCCCGAACCATCCACGGGAGGACCTTCCAAACCAAAGCAGAATACGATGAGGCACTGGCAGACTTCCTCAACGGAATCTGAGGGGTCTGACCCCCGACCTGCTACAATACTATCAACCGCAACCGCTTCTGATGACCCGCAACGCAACCGACGACCTGCAGCAGTTCCTGGATGACCTGACCCCAGAGCAGCGGCAGCAGATCGCTGATACCACCACTCAGGAATGGATGGATGCCCTGGGCGCTAGCGTCAAGGACCCGACCTTCTGGCAGGGTATCGGTGCCGCTTTTCTGGAGGGAATGGCACGGGGGTTTGACCAGCACCTAAACGACCGCTGACCTGCTACAATACTATCAACCGCAACCCCCCGATGGCATCACCAGTCAAGATTCGTGACGCTCAACGCCAACTCTGCAAGGCAGGCGCCACCATCACCCCCGGTAGCAAGCATCTTAAGGTCACCCATCCCACCATCGCCCAGACCTTCACTCTGCCTCATGGGGGCAGCAACGGGAGACCGACCCTCTCTATCGGAATGACCCATAAATTCCACAAGTTTCATGCCCTGCTGCTAGCGGCGCGGGATGCCGCCTGATTCTGTGCTATGATTCTCTCAGTTCCAAAGCAACCCACCCCGATGAACTCAAACCTAAACCGTGCTCTGCTGACCTGGTTTGACCCCACCAACGGTCGCACCATCACGGTTATTGCCAATGATGACCTACGCCAGTCGCCTGCTCAAATGCAGCTCTGGGTTGATTCAATGAACCGGCATCTGGTGACCTCTGGGGCATATGCCAACGGGTCGCGCTACCACCTAGGGTGAGACCCTCTGGGGGACCTTGACCGGTGCCCCCTCTATACTGTAGAATTCCAAAGCAACCGACACCTGACCCGATGACCTCTGCCGAACTGAACGCTGCCATTGCCTCTGGTGAAATGAAGGTCACCCGCCTGCCCCGCCGTGGTCCCCGTCCCGGTCAGGCAGCGATGACCCGTAAAGAGGACCTTGCTGCCCGCCATCTTGAGCGCCGCATCAAGCAGGGGTGGGTTTCCCTCTGACCCCATTCCGTGCTATGATTCTCTCAGTTCCAAAGCAACCCACCTAATGGCACTCTACAACCAAGCATCCGACCTCCAGACCCGCAGCACCGTATGGGTCGGAACTAAGGTCAGCAACCTTCCTAAGTTCAATGGCACAGAATGGGAAGTAAAGCAGGGGCATCAGGCAAACTCCCATACGCGGGGATGGGAGAATGATGGTCTGTCCGCTGTTGAGTTGGCAGACCTTCACACCCCGTTCGTGGGTTGGCAGGGTCCGGGGCATCAGCACTGGTGCAACCCCGAAGCGAAGCGTCTGACCTGGGTGGGGTGAGATTCGTGGGGGTGGGGTTCGTTCCCTGCCCCCCGATTCGTGGTATGATTCTCTCAGTTCCAAAGCAACCGACCCTGATGACCTTCTCCCAAATCCTTCTCAACGCTGCCGACGACAACGGGCAAATCAGGTGGAGCACCGCCTGTCAGGCAGCAAAGGAGCACGGTCTGTTCGATGACTTCCGGACTGAGTACGGGGTAACCTCTGCCTTCGGCGGGGTCGATGCCGGTGAGTTCCTGGTCTGGTTGGGGTACTGACCCCTACCCCTTGGTCGTTCGTGTGGGGGCAGTCTGGTCGTTCGTGATAGGACAGTCCCCTTGGTGCCGCGTCCGGGTCCCGCGCCCCCGTATATAAAAACGCCTAACTACCCTAACCTACAAAGTGTTACGGAAGCGAGAGATATATAAACACCAAACATAAAAATTTTTTTCGCTATATAAAAATAAAATAAGGTTTTATAAACACGAAGATGAAAAAAAATTCCGGAGAAATTTTTGAGTCCGTACAGGTTGATCCAATTACAGGAAAATATTTTGTGATTATTCCCGAGCAAATTATTAATGAACTTTCTTGGTATGAGGATACTGAAATTAAATTCTCATTAGATGGAGAAGAAGTCATTCTCTCAGAAAAAGAGTAATTGACAATAGATACATAATGATGTATGATACTGAAGTAACTACTTTCAATTATGGCTAAAGGATTTACCGTAAAAGCAAACGCCCCCGTGGCATCAAATAAAGAAATTGAGTGGGATTATGAACTCGCAAAAGAAATGGTGAGAGGCAAATCAATTGTCTTTTGTCTTCCTGGAAGAGGAGTCTCATATGCCTACCTAAAGAGTTTTGTTCAATTATGTTTTGATCTTGTACAGAACGGTGCAAGTATTCAAATCTCCCAAGACTATTCATCGATGGTAAACTTTGCAAGATGCAAGTGCCTTGGTGCAAATGTTCTTCGTGGACCTGACCAGCTTCCTTGGGATGGAAAACTTAAGTATGATTGGCAACTTTGGATTGACTCTGATATTGTCTTTAATACTGAAAAATTCTGGCAACTTGTTCTGATGGATAGGGATATCGCATCGGGATGGTATGCAACAGAAGATGGGCACACCACATCAGTCGCTCACTGGATGGAAGAAGATGACTTCCGTAATAATGGTGGAGTTATGAATCACGAAACTGTTGAGAGTATCTCAAAGCGTCGTAAACCATTCACCGTTGATTATGCAGGATTTGGTTGGTTACTGATTAAGCACGGAGTATTTGAACACTCCGAAATGAAGTATCCCTGGTTTGCTCCCAAGATGCAAGTCTTTGAATCCGGAGAAGTTCAGGATATGTGTGGAGAAGATGTATCATTCTGTTTGGATGCAAAGGAAGCAGGATTTGAAATTTGGTGCGATCCTCGTATTAGAGTCGGTCACGAAAAGACAAGAGTGATTTGATGTCTAACGAATCTTACAATATAATCTGTAAGGGTCGTAAAATTTATTCCAATCTTACAGAAGAAGAATACTTTAATACTATGGAGGATCTGTCGGAACAATTTTATCAGACAGGTTCTCCAAATCCAAATGAAATTGAAACTGAAATTATAGGAGAAAATTAATGGCAATTAAAAAATCATCGGGTGGTGGAAAGCAGGTAATCGAATCTCTTCCCAAGAAGACCAAGCAAGGTTGTGGTGCTCATACTAAGTATTCTGCTACGTCTCGTAATAAAGCTCGTAAAAGATATAGAGGTCAGGGATAAGGGATGACTCCTGATTTAACACTCTACACCTACCTAGCACCTAGTAAAGTCTGTGCTGGAGTAGGTGTTTTTTCTTTAGTGGATATTCCAAAAGGAACAGTCATATTTGAATCAAATAAAAAAATAAAAATATCTTGGAATTCGATTTCAGATAACATTCACGGTAGAGTGAAATCAATCACTCTTAATGATGATGAAGGATTCTGGATTGATTGTGATCTCAACAAAACTTATGGTGCATATTATATTAATCATACACTTTATAATGAAAATGTAAAATATAATTATGAAAATGGATCTTGGTACGCATCTAAAGACATTTCTAAAGACGAAGAACTACTTAACACATACCAACAAGAGGAAATGAATTGGCTTACTTAAATCATAGTTTACCAGATTGGTCTTGTTACATTCGTAATGAGTTTCTTTATAATCAGAATAAAGGTCATGGCGAAGTAACTAAATGTGATGTTCACTCTGTGGCAAGTATAGAAAAACGTGTACCTCTTTTCGAAGCATTCTTAGAGAATGGTGTAAATTGGACTAGAAGACCTTTACATGCCTTTTGTTGGGATTCGAATGCAGAAATAGAACCCTTAGAAGACATTATGTATTGGGACTGCTTTTCACCTTATATTGATGTTCAAAGAAGGCACAGACTTGCAAATTTAGATGCACAACTCATTCGTCCGGACGGAAAAAAAGTATTAGGAACTTACATGTTTACTCTCGACTGGTCTTGGGAGAATAAAGGAGTACCCGATTTAAATTTTTCAGAGACTCCGGAGCATAAGTGTGCTCATTTATTTAAAGTTGAAACAGGAAATTACTATGCATATCCAAACAATCGCATTATTTGGTATGATAATGCCTGGACATTCAATAGGATCGATAAAAATCCTGGTTATGAGATTGATATGACAGTTTATTCTGTAGAAAATAAGAGAAAACTGGAAACATCAGATCATTATATGTACGAAATTGTTGACTTAGAGAAGAAATAAATAACTTTTTACTAGAATAATAATTGGAACAGTATTCAATGGGAACTCATCTCCTTTTAGAGGTGTATGATGTTAAATTTGACCTCTTAAATGATGTAATATCTCTTCAAGAAGCAATGGAGAAGGGTATTAGTCGGGCAAATATGACTATTTTAAACATTTTTTCCCATTGTTTTCTTCCACAAGGATGTACAATCGTCATTGCCCTCTCAGAAAGTCATGTATCTTGTCACACCTGGCCTGAAAATGGTTGTATAGCAATTGATGTCTATACTTGCGGTGAAGGAAATCCTAGATTAGTTGCAATTGAGTTATTAAAATATCTAAATTCCGATAATTATAATCTTCGTGAAGTAAATCGTTAAATACTAATAGGAGATAGAAACCTCCTTCATAAAAGTTCTGTTTTATTCATTAAAACAGGAGTTTCAAATGCTATTCGAATCTGACGACAATCAAAAAAGAGTTATTCAAGAAGTTGTTTATGACATTGCACCAAAACACAATCTAAAAAAACAGGTTGAACTACACGAAAAAATTCGTAATGATGAAGACTATGATGACTGGACATATGGAACAGAACCAAACTATGGTTCTTCTTGGAAGTAGATATAAATAAATAAAAAACTTTTGTTCGATGGCAATTCAAAGGATATCCAGATCATTTAAAGATATCAGTTTATCCTTTGAACCACATCCCGTGACAAAGGATCTGCCTATATTAAAAAATGAAAACGCAATTCGAAGATCTGTAAGAAATATTGTAGAAACTATTCCGACAGAAAGATTCTTCAATTCTCTATTAGGGTCCGATATTACAAAAAGTTTATTTGAATTTGTTGATTTTGGTACTGCATCAGTAATACAAAGTCAAATTGAAATATCCATTAATAACTTTGAACCAAGAGTTAATAATGTAATAGTTCAAGTAGATCCTATTCCGGATGACAATACATTTAATGTAACAATTATTTTTGATATTATAGGACAAGAATTTCCAACTCAAGAATATTCATTCATACTAGAGGCAACGAGATAAAATGCCTTTTACTAAGTTTACAAATCTAGATTTTGATCAGATAAAGACCTCTATCAAGGATTATCTCCGTGCCAACTCCACATTCACGGATTTTGACTTTGAAGGGTCTAATTTTTCGGTATTAATAGATACTCTGGCGTATAATACCTATATTACGGCATTCAACTCAAACATGATTGTGAATGAATCCTTTTTGGATTCGGCAACTCTTCGTGAAAATGTCGTTTCACTGGCAAGAAATATTGGATATGTACCTCGTTCCAGGACGGCAGCAAAGGCACAGGTATCATTTGACATATCTACTGCCGCAAATACTCCCACACTCACCTTACAGGCAGGTCTGGTGTGTGTAGGGTCCGTTGATAATACATCATATACATTTTCAATTCCAGAAAGTATATCATCAAATGTTGTTGGAGGAACAGCATCCTTTAATAATATTGACATTTATCAAGGAACCTTCTTGACAAAACAATTTGTGGTGGATGGATCTCTGGACCAAAGATTTATATTAAACAATCCATTCATAGACACCTCAACTATTTCCGTTTATGTGAAAGGAATTAATGATAGTGATCTTGGAGTAGAATATTCTTCTGTTGATAATATTCTCGAAGTAAATTCGTCTTCAAGAATCTATCTATTACAAGAAGTTCAGGATGAAAAATATGAATTACTTTTTGGCGATGGTCTTATCGGGCAAAAATTAGAAAATAATGCAGTAATCACGGTAAATTATATTGTTACTGATGGTGAAGAGGGTAATGGCGCTTCTTCATTTTCTTTTTCTGGAAGTGTTAGAAATGCAAGTAACGCGACAATTGACATAGGTTCAGTCTCTGTCGTAACAAATCAACCATCTCAAAATGGTTCTGATATAGAATCTATAGATTCTGTTAAATATTTTGCACCAAGAATATATTCATCTCAATATAGAGCAGTAACATCAAGAGATTATGAGGCAATTATAAAAAAAATATATCCGGATACAGAATCGGTTGCTATTATTGGTGGTGAAGAATTAGAACCTCCGGAATTTGGTACGGTATCGATAATTATTAAACCAAAAAATGGAACTTTTGTTTCTGATTTTAACAAACAACAAATTATTAATAAATTAAAGCAATATACTATTTCTGGAATTAATCAAAAAATAATTGATCTTAAAATATTATATGTGGAGATTGATTCATCAATTTATTATAACTATTCTCAAGTATCTGCAGTAGAATCACTAAAAACAAAAGTAGTAAATTCACTAACAGAGTACTCAAATTCTATAGATCTTAATTCATTTGGTGGAAGATTTAAGTATAGTAAGGTTCTTCAAATAATTGACAATAGTGATACTTCTATAACTTCTAATATTACTAAGGTTAGAATTAGAAGAGATTTGATGGCAATGATAAACCAGTTTGCTCAATATGAATTATGCTTTGGAAATAAGTTTCATATTAATTCTGATGGTTTTAATATTAAAAGTACAGGATTTAAAATTTCAATAGATTCGGATACAGTATACCTAACGGATGTTCCTAATACTGACGGAAAAACCGGAATATTGTCAATAGTAAAACCTTTAAGTGATGGAACTATAAGAGTTGTTATAAAATCTGCCGGAACAGTTGATTATGAAAAGGGTGAAATTAAATTAGGAACCGTAAATATTATATCGACATCTAAGGAAAACAATATTATTGAAATACAAGCATTTCCTGAATCAAATGATGTTATAGGACTAAAAGATTTATATTTAAATTTTAGTATTTCAGAAAGCACAATAAATATGGTAAGAGATGTAATTGCCTCTGGTGATGAAATATCCGGTACATTATTTACCAGAGACTATTACACATCAAGTTATTCAAACGGGAATTTAATAAGAGCGTAATATGATACAGACTGGGTTCGAATCTAGAGTTAAGGTTCAGCAAGTTATTGAAAATCAGCTTCCAAATTTTATTTTGGATGAGAGTCCAAATACGGCAGAATTTTTAAAGCAATATTATATTTCTCAAGAATATCAAAGTGGCGTAGTTGATATTGCAGAAAATTTAGACCAATATCTGAAGTTAGATAATTTAACTCCAGAAGTTATTGTAGGATCTACCGAACTATCTACCAATATTTCATCTTCTTCGGGAATTGTTACAGTTACTTCCACTAAAGGATTTCCTCAAACTTATGGATTATTAAAAATTGATGATGAAATTATTACATATACTGGAATAACTACAAATACATTTACTGGATGTGTTCGTGGATTTAGTGGTGTTACTAATTATCATTCAGATTCGAATCAAGAGGAGTTAGTATTTTCGGAATCGGTATCTGCATCCCATAATGAAGGTTCTTCTGTACAAAATCTAAGTTCTTTATTCCTAAAAGAATTTTATAAAAAAATAAAGTATACTTTTACTCCTGGTCTAGAAGACGTTGATTTTGTATCAGATTTAAATGTTGGTAACTTTATAAAAGAAGCAAGATCCTTTTATCAGGCAAAAGGAACTGATGAATCATTTAGAATTTTATTTAATGTTTTATATGGAGTAACTCCTCAGGTAGTAAATTTAGAGAATTTTTTAATTAAACCATCTTCGGCAGAATTTATAAGAAGAGAAATTGTAATTGCAGAAAGAATTTCTGGAAATCCTTCTAAATTACTAGGTCAAACAATTAAA